CCGGCGTAATGCCGTAGCGTTCACAAAGCCTTTTGATACCAGCTTTTGCAGCCTCAACTTCACCGCCATAGCCACGTTCTGCCAGTGCTTGTAATTTGCGAAGTTTTTCGCGCACGCTTTCGTACTTTTCATTTGTCTTATCCATATTATTGATACTATGCTTTTTTGATTATTACTGCGTATTCATTTCCCTTACATATAGTCTGGCCGATTTGTCCGGCTACCATTAAAGCCATAGTAACGGCTAAAGCCTGCTGTCTGCTGGCACACTCATAACGCTTACGGTCTTCTGTCTCACTGACTGGCAGCTGCACCACTTCACCATTCATTAACTTGATACTTTCCATACTTCTTTCTATCTTTATGCAGTCCAGCCGGGAAAGCCGGGCTGCTGGTTCTTTATTCGTCGTCTTCGTCGTCTCTCTCCAGTTCTGCGTCCGGGTTCTCCGACTTCCATACGCGCCAGCCCTTACTAAGACGGCGGCGATCATACGCCAGCGATTCTTTCACGCCGTCGTAGAAGTCAGTCCAGCCAGTTACTACTACTTCGCCGTCTACGCGGGTAGCACGTACTTTCATTTTGATGCCGTCAGCTATCACGTCGAAGCCGTTCTTTCTATCCTTAATTTCGTATGGTTCCAGTGGGTCGTAGCCTATAACGGTGCTGTCTATCAGTGGCACGTCATTACTACCAGTTACTTTCACATACTCTGCCAAATCTGCGTTAAACTGCTCTACCTGCTTACGGTAGCGGTTTAACTGGTTCTGAATCTTTGCAGGAATTTCCATAATTTCTTGAATTAGCTTTGTTATTTGAATTATTTTTCTTAATTTTGCAGCGTGTTTTGAAACACGTTTCGGAATTCGTTGGCAAAGGTAGTACAAATTTTCTAATAATCAGCACAAATGTACCAATTATTTTAGAAAAAATGTTCTATTTATAATGATTCTAAATAATAAAAAGTATGGAAAGTATTGTATATAAGCAATTTAAGACGTTTTTCGATAGTCTGAATGTAAGTGCAAACGCATTTTCTAAGCAAATCGGCCTGCCCCAGCGTACCGTAAATAACTACGTTACTGGTGACAGAAGCCTATCTATAGACTTTATAGAAGCTATACTGGCAGCGTTCCCGGAATTGTCAGCAGAATGGCTTTTGCGTGGCCGTGGCAGCATGTACGGCGTAGATGTTAGCACGTCCGGGCAAATAGATAATGAAGTGCTGGCGTTACGTTCTGAATTAAATGGTGTTTACAAAACGCTTCAGTTATTAGGTATTAGTTTGCAGCCTCAACAAAAGAAAGCGGCTGTGTAATTATTGAAATGTTTCCAAAGATATGACTATAGTAGTTTGGTTAATTGCCGCGTTTATAGCTTTCTGTCTCGTTATGCGCCGCGTAGGTAATCGGGAAAGAAAGATAGAAGCCTGCCAGCAGCAGCAAAGTAAAGAAGTAGGCGAAAGTCTGAAGAAAGAAGAAAAAGCCAGCGTAGACAGACTTCACGCGCTGGCAGAAAAGTATAAGTAAGTATTAATTTAATTAAAAGTATTACCGCTATGGAGTTAGAAAGATATTAAGTAACTGATTACTACCCGATTAGTGCGCTTTGTCTCTGACCCCAAGCGGGTCACAAAGCAAATTTGAGGAAAATCGGGTCAAACAGCCCGGTTTTCTTTGTATTTAGGCGTTACAGACTAATTCTGCCAGCCTACACTCTCGCCACGGCGCGCCGGAATTCATGCACCAATATGCACCAATATGCACGCCAGTATTACCGTAGTATTACCAAATATCCTTGTTATTACCGCCAAAGTATTATTTTTATATGAATATCCCGCTAATAGCGTATGTCTTTGACAGAAAAAAGCAGTCTGCCGCTGACATACCCGGAAAGATAGAAATACGCATAACCAGCGGCAAAGTTCAGAAATATGTCGCTACTGGTATCAGTGTGCTGCCGTCGCAGTGGCAGCGTAACTTAGTTGTCAATCTGCCAAACGCTGCCAGCCTCAACAACCGTATAAGCATAATGCGCCGTCAGATAGACAAATACATTAACGACTGCTTAGAAAGTGGCCAGTCTATAGACATGTCGGCTTTTAAGTCACTGGTTCGCGTAGATGATTCCGGCGATAACTTTTTAGACTTCGTAGCTGACCGCGCCGCCAGTCGCCATGTCGCTGATGGTACACGCGCCCGCTACGACGTGTTTGTTAATAACCTTATACGCTATGGCCGTCTTCGCCGCTTCACTGACTTAACGGCTGCTGGCATACTGGAATATAACGAATGGCTGCACCGTCAGACTATAGGCGACAACCGTAGCCGTAAGATACGCAGCACGGCGCGCGATAAGCTGCCGCTTTCCGATTCTGCCATTTACAATTACCATAAATGTCTCAAAGCGTTCTGTAACGATGCCTATATACGCGGTCTTATCCCGGAAAATCCGTATAACAGACTGCCAGCTGATGCCATAAAGCGCGGCGATAGACAGACGGCTGACTACCTTACTGAAGCGGAAATGATGGCAATAGTAAACACGCCCATGCCTACGCCCACCATGCAGATAGCAGCAGACTTGTTTATTTTCCAAATGTTCACTGGTATGGCCTACGCTGACTTAGTGGCGTTTGACTTTAACGATTACAAGCTGGTAGATGGTAAATGGATATACCACGGCCAGCGCGTGAAGTCCGGCGTGGTTTACTTCAGCCAGCTTTTGCCGCCAGCCTATGAAGTAGCCAAAAAGTACGACTTCGTGCTGCCAGTCATGGAAAATTCGCAGTATAACGCTATGCTGAAGCTGGTAGCGGCTGAATGTAGGCTAAAACGCCGCCTATATTCCCATTTGGCGCGCCACACCTTTGCCACTTACATGCTTTCCCACGGCTCCCGTCTTCAGAATGTCAGCCGTATGTTAGGACACACAAACACGCGGCAAACGCAAAGATACGCTGCCACGTTAGACGCTGACGTACAGAAAGACTTCGATACGGTAGCAAAGGAATTAGAAAAGAAGCCGGGCAAATAGTCCGGCTTTCTCTTTAACTTCCGGGTTCGTCGTCTTCTATCTCGCTGGCCATGTCCTTAATGGTGTCGCAGACAAAAAGCCCCTCTTTCTCGATGGTAGCACCAGCCACGCAGTAGGCCAGCGCAAAAGCCTGCGAAGACTCTTTGCCGTCGTCGCTCATGCCGTCGCCTAATATCATACTCATGCAGCCTGCAATAACTGCCGGGTCGCCAGTCTGCATGTGCTGGCACTCTCCGGCGTTCCAGTGAAGCACCAGCATAGTTTCCCCGTTCTTTTCAGCCTGCTTTAGCGCGGCTTCCAGTAGTTCTTTTGTATTCATTTCTATACTATTGTTTGTTTGACTTGTACGTTTGCATTTGCCTTTAGCCGTCGCAGAATCTTTTCAGCATCCGCTTTCGGCACTCTCACACAATACTGGCGTAGGTCTACCAGCTTGCCGTCTACATACCAGCCGCCGGGCTTACGCTCTACTTCCACTTTCTCTTTGAAGCGATATATTTCTATATGCTTCGCGTCGCTGCCAGTAACCAGCACCGCGCCTTTCTCATACGTCGTCTTTACCATGTCTGCTTTGGTATTTGTATTCGTTAATAAAGTATTTGATGCCTGCGTGTTCCAGTTCCACGATGTCTTTAAGCTGTATGCGTGCTATCAGACAGCTTTCAAGTTTAACGCCCTCTGCCTCTGCCGTCGTAATGCGTGCCGATGGTACGGTACGCTTCACCGTCCGCGCGTCCTCAAAAAGCCCGTCGTATTTGTCCGCGTCTCTGTGTTTCCATAATATCACGGTGTCAAACATGCCGCCGCGCTTCAGCGTTTGAAAGCAGCGCATAGTGTCTTCGCCGTCTATTTCTTCGTCTGCTACATTCTGCCGCCGTGCTTCAGCCTCAACAGCAGCAGCGTAGCCTACAGAATCACCAGCCTGCATGTCTCGCTTAATCAGTTCGTTTACATAGCGGCCTTTGTTCGGCTGTTTGTCTAACCAGTCCAGCAGTTCGTTATCTATCTTAAACAGACACGCTTTCTGACTGGCTCCGCTGTTTGATTTCTTTCTTCTTTCCATGTGTTCTTTCTATCAGTTAGCACAAAGGTACTAACTTTCCGGCAAAGTATATACTTTCAGCCTCAACTTTTTACACGTAGGTATATACGAAAAACTGGCGGGTATTCACATACGCGCCAGCCTTGCTTTGAGAAAAGAAATTAACTACTCTTTTTATTAATCATTATTAATTCGTATGAAAAACAATTCGCTTAAAGATATACCAGCCTACGGCTATTACTAAGCCTGCCAGCACCAGTGTAGCCGCGCCGTTAAGTAGCCAGTTCTGCCAGCCGCCACCGCTTCCGGCTTCCGCTGGCTGTACGTCTGTGCTGTCAGCTTTCTGCCAGTGTGTATTTTGGCTGTCGTCTATCAAATCCACTT